TTGTCACGGTATTCTGGATGGACAGCACGTAGATGTTCGTCTGCCATTTTCACAACTGCCTAAATACAGCAAAGGTGGTTATAAGGCTGCACTCTATAAAGAGGCACAGGCGACCGGAAAGTTTATCAAGGGACTATTCAGTTCCATTTCAACTCTCTGCTGAGGATATAAAAATGAAAGTAGTAGCACTTTTGACATCTATTCTTTTATTGAGTGGATGTTATGCGACGACAGTAGTAACACCTGGCAATCCAGTGGCCGTTCCTACGCCTCATGGCATTCATGTTGAAGGAACGCCGGTAGTAAGATACAGTCCATATAGCCCCCCGGTTGTAGTTCAATATCCGAATTGCTACATGAGAACTGTTCCGCAATATGGTTACGTCTATGGAAATCGAGTAGTAATTGGGAGTACACAGCGACAGGTGTGTGATTACTGATATGTTTACGAACGAATTTAATTTTGACGAAACGATAACGACAATTTTAGATAATAAAGGAATGTACGAAGACATTCAGCTCTTTATCGATGACAATGAAGTATATATTAGACAATGGAATGAGATAAAAGAAGAATACGATTTAGTCGTTTTATCTTATCAAATGTTTACTGAGCTTAAGATTGCTCTGGATGAGGGGGAGGGTGCGTTTATAGTAGAGGAATAAAAAGATGTTCACACAAGCACAGATTGAAGAAATGGTAGAATTGCTTTGTAATGTAGATGAAAACACAAAGATTTATCTCGGTTGCGACTCAGTTCGATTCAAGAAGAATAATCGCAAATTTGCAAAATTCGCAACGGTCGCGGTTGTTCACATGAATGGTAAGAATGGTTGCCGAGTATTCCGACATCGTTCTGTTGAGCCGGATTACGATTTGAAAAGCAATCGTCCTACAATGCGTATGATGAATGAAGCACAAAAGGTCTGTGAACTCTATACTCAAATCGCACCATTTATTGACGAATTTGATGTTTCTATACACTTGGACATCAACACCGATCCAAAACATGGCTCTAACTGTGCTGCATCACAGGCAGCTGGGTATGTCTTGGGTGTTACGGGCATAGAACCGAAACTAAAACCAGAAAGTTTTGCCGCTTCATTCGGAGCGGACCATTACGCAAATTCGTGGGATGAGTGATTATAGTCAGCTCACGATATGTTATAAATATGATCCTGAGCAATAATGCTCAGGACAAACACACAGGGAGTTTTTGAATGAAAAAGATTTTTACTACAACGGCAGCAATTGTTACACTTTCCACAACTACTGCCCTCGCTGCAGATGATTGGGGTAACACCACTTATGGTGTGGAAATGATTTCCGGTCCCCTTGATTTTAGCATTGATGCAGATAATGATGGACTGACTGACGTTGAAGTTGGTTATACTGCATTTGAGTATAACATTGGCGAAAACGTTGAAAGCAATGTTCGCTTTGCACTTTCCACGGGGATTCGTGAAGAAGATGATGTTGCCGTAATTGGTCAATATAACATTTCTATGATGACAACGCCTTCGTTGTTGATATATGGAACAGCAGAAGTTGCATATGTGACCGATTCTGGTTTCAGTGACGGTGATTGGCTTGTTGAGCCTTCTGCTGGTGCCGCATATTCCATCACTGACACCGTAGCAGTTTATGGCGAAGTTGGCTACACATGGAACGCGACCAATGATTTTGATCAGCTTGGCGGCTATGTCGAAGTTGGACTTCCGGTTGCTGTGACTGATACGATTACTATTACGTCAAGTGTTTCGCACGGATTTGACACTGACAATGATGTTGCAAATTTCCGCATGGAAGCAACATTTCTATTCTAAAAAAGGAAAAGTGGGGTCATTGTACCCCACTTTCTGCTTGACGAACACCAAAATATGGTGTAATATATAATTCTAATGGGGCGACACAAGAGAGGATGCCATGAACAAAGAACTTGCTATTTCCCAACTGATGAGTGGAATGTCCAAGATGGCAGAGACGCATTCAAACGATGTTATTTCTAACGCACTCGCAAGTACAGCATATAAGCTGGAAACTTATGGTGCTACGTTCGGCTCGAAATTGAACGATACGGACAAGATGATGATTCGTTACTACCACAAAAACAAGTAGTAACCTGAATGGGGTGGTTCCCTAACGGACCCGCGAGACACCACGGTTAGTGTCTCATTTTTTATATGTTTTTATCTTTTGAAAAGGAGACTAACTAATGGCAAAAAGACCATATGTTCAAATCCAAGATAAGCACGGAGCAGTTGCTTCAATCTATATCGAAGATGATAATCTACACAAAGTTCAATATACTGACAACACTGGGTGTTATTTTTACACAGAATTGTTTCAAGATATTTCACCTGAGTTCATTGAACAGTCGGTAATGGATTGGGCAGAAGGAAAAAGGAGTCTCGCATGACAAAGAAATTGGTTGATGTTCTTGAAGATACCACTAAAAATATTGAAGCAAAAATCTTCCACGAAGATGGTAATGGATTTTCTATTTCCTATTATATTGATGGAAATATGGTGAAGTCCGAAGTGTTCCCAGACAAATCAAAATATTATGTCGAAGATGCCGCTACGAATTGGCTGAAAGGTATAAGGGTGCTCAATGGCTGAAGAGATGTATGGTAATTTTGAGGTTGACACATCACGCGGGTGGGTTCGCCTAAGATGTTCAGAGTTGGAAGATGATTACGAATATATTGTAGACCCCAATAATTTCACGAGGGGAAAGGATTCTATACTTGCCACAAAAGCATTTATTAAAGGTTATGACGCTTCAAGACAGGCGACTCGCAGACAATTTAAGGAATTACTAAACACATGACTGCAATCATCGAACAACAAACACCAGAGCGAATACATTTCGCAATTGAAAAGAAATTATCAAGTGGAGCATCATATATTGATGCTCTTGTGGAATATGCAACAGAGAACAACATTGAAATCGAAACGATAGCAGAGATTGTAAAGAAGTCTACAACTATCAAGGAAAAGGTTCGTTCAGAAGCAAAGACAAAAAGGCTATTGAAAAATAATGTCACCCCTTCTTCAGCAAGGTTCTTTGAATGAGACTGGCTATAAAGCCTATATTGAATATCTTGCACTGAAACGTCACTTCAATACCAAATCTTACGATTATCACAAATACAATGGAAAAGTAAATGCTTCTTTTGATAGCTTTATTCAAAGAAGAGATGCATTTTCATTTCAAAAACTTGGAAAGCAAAAGGATTATCATGGCATAATCCTTTCCAACACAATAAAGAATCCTAAGATATGGGTAGGTGCTCTTTTCGGCCCAGAAGCAAGAGAAACTTACTTGGGATGGAAACGAATTCAAGATTCCATTACAAATCATATCAGAGACATGTTATCTATATTGGACGATGATTTTCAAAAAAACTTTGTCGTCAAGAATGGTCAATATCCATATTTGGTAGACCTCTATTTACAGAAAAGAATTTCATTAGATGCACTTTGTATTCTCGTGAAACTCACAAATTCAAAATCATATTGGGAAGAAAATGTCATTGACAAATCTATATTTCCTGATATTATTAGTCTAATTGATAAGTATTATCCCTTCATCAATTATTCTCCAGAAAAAGTAAAAAAGATTATCAAGGATCACTTTTTCTGATATAAATAGTCTTGCGATTTATCGCACATACTATTGTTATACAAATTCATACAAAAACCATACATTGCAATACAAAGGAGATACTAATATGTCATTTGCAAACCTCAAAAAGAATCGTAGCAAATCTTTTGAAAAGTTGTCCTCTCAGTTGGACAAACTAAACTCAAAGGGCTACTCAGACCCCCTAAAAGAAAAATACTGGACACCGACACGTGATAGTGCCGGAAATGCGTTTGCTATCATTCGCTTTCTTCCTGCACCAGATGGCGAGGATATGCCGTTTGTTCATATTTGGGATCATGGCTTCCAAGGACCAGGTGGATGGTATATCGAAAAGTCTTTGACTACTCTACAAAAAGACGATCCGCTCGGAAAATACAATTCCCAACTTTGGAATTCCGGTGTAGAAGCGGATAAAGAACAGGCACGCAAACAGAAACGCCGTCTCAAGTATCATGCTAACATTCTCGTGATCAAGGATTCCGCAAATCCTGAGAATGAGGGAAAGGTTTTCCTTTTTGCCTTTGGTAAGAAAATCTTTGACAAACTCAATGATCTGATGAATCCAGAGTTTGAAGATGAAATGCCGGTAAATCCATTTGATTTTTGGGAAGGTGCGAATTTCAAATTGAAAGTTCGTCAGTATGAAGGATATCCAAACTATGATAAATCGGAGTTTGATGAGCCCTCGGCATTGTTTGACGGTGATGACGAAAAACTCGAAGAAGTTTACAATCAACTAAATTCTCTTCAAGAGTTGATTGATCCATCGCAATTCAAGTCATATGAAGAACTGGAAGCAAGACTTCATAAGGTTCTTGGCATCAGTGATGGATCATCTGGTTCAAAAGAATCTTCAAGAACAGCAGAAGATATGGTCGATGAAGAAATGGATATGAGCAAACTCGGCGGAGAAGAAGCTGAGCCTGATAAAAAGGACCATAAAGCTAAAGAAACAAAATCTGTAGATATTGACGACGATGATGAGGATTTAGCTTTTTTTAAAGAACTAGCTAATAGTTAAAAATGTTATTAGAAGATTTGAAAAAGGAGGTGAGAGCAATTTTGCTCTCACCTTGCAAAAAATCTGGCTACAGAATAAATTCTCAATCTTTACTTCCAACTTGGCCTAAAAGAACTAAGTATCAATACATTTTTGATAGTATAGATCAAATAATTCCCTATGACATTCCCCTGAAAGATAAGATACATCTTATCTTAGAGCACGATGGTAAAAGTCCGTTCACCTGTTTTGACTGTGATGATAACCATGAAACCGTTAAAAAGAGAAAAAATAATCTTTATTTATGTAATGCTTGCTCTGAAATCCGGCGTCAGGAGAAAACAAAAAGGACTAATTTGCGCAAATACGGTGTAGAATATCAGGTCTCATCTAAGTCTACCAAAAATAAAACCAAGCAAACTTTGGAAAAAAGGTATGGCGTATCACATAACATGCACGTCACAGACTTTGCTGTCAAGCAAAGTCTGACGAAAAGACAGAATAAATATACTCAAGAACAGCTTTTTCTCATTGAAAATCCTTCCTTGTTATATTCTGAATATGTTGATGATAAACTACCGTTATATGAAATAGCAAAAAAATACTCACTTGGAGTAAGATTTTTGGGTTTGCTTTTCAAGGATCATGGTTTTGAAGTAATAACTTCTAGGGGATATAGTTATGAGCAAGAATGTTTTGAAACCAACATATCAGAAACGTTGAATGTTTCTACTATATCAAATGTAAGAAATATAATTCCTCCAAAAGAAATTGATATATGGCTACCAGATTTTAATATGGGAGTTGAATAC